CCGCGCCGGCGCCTTCGCTTTGCGCGCGCGCGGTTTCGGCGCCGGGCGGTTCTGCTTGGCGAGATACGTGATGATACCCATCAGCCGCTCCTCACCCCGAGCCACACGAGCGCCGCGCCGACCACGATCCACGCCGCGGGCTCGTGGATTTGGACAATGCCGTAGCCGACCACGCCGATGCCGCCGAACACCAGCGCATCGCGCAGGTCCGGCATCGCCGGCGAGCGCGCCACGCGTGAAAGCCACTGGCCGAACCGATTAAACACGGTTTAAACGGATCCCGATGTTGCGCGGATTGACGCCGAGCGCGGCCGCCGCGCCGCGGGTGGCTTCCTCGTCCGCCACCTCCGCGCGCAGGCGCTCGCGCAGCGTCAGGAGCTGCGGCACGTCGCGCTTCGTCACCGAGCGGCTGCCGCTGCCGGTCGTAACCGTGTAGGCCTGCACCGCGTCCTTCGAGAGCGCCTCGATCGCGGCCTCGACGGACTCGAGCGCCCGGCGCGCCTGGCTGCGCGTGTCGGTGCCGGCGGCGATCATCGCCGGATCCGCGACCAGCACCACGAGCCCGCTGTCCACCGTGTAGCGCGCACCCGCTTTCTCGACCCACGAGCTCCAGCCGTACTCGCCGGCGATCCAGGCCGCGGTCGTCACCGGCGCCACCTGCACCAGGTACTTCGTGCCGTCGTCGGTGGCAACGATATCGATCGCCGTGCCGCCGGCGGCGCGCGGGACGAGCCGATATTTCAGCGTCCAGCCGGCGGCCGGCGGAAAATCCGGCAGCGTCACGTCGAAGTCGAGCGTGTCGCCGGCGATGATCTTGTCTTTCATGCGTGGGGTTTTCCGAGTCGACGAACAAGTTGATTGACGTTATCGAGCCCGAGCCGCGCCGCTGGATCGAAAACGTGGTAATGCGCGCGCCGTGCGTCGACGAAAATTGGTTGACCGGTCGGTTCGATAGGCAGCGCCGAGTCCGATTCCGCCCCCGGATTAATCGTGATGACTGCCGCGCCGAGATTTACAACGACCGCCTGGGCGAGATCGCTTTCGACGGCTTGGTCGATTACCACGACCGATTCGGGCGTGACCGTGAACGCCGTGTCGGTCTCGGTGGTCTGCCCCAACGAGATTACGACCGGCCCCGATAGATATTCGATCGCTTGCGCCGCATCGGTTTCGACGACCGAACCGATGGCAACGATCGTTCCCTGCGAAGCCGACACCGCCGCGGCGGTGTCGGCTTCCGATGCCTGAGCAACCCCGATCGCGAGCCCGCCGGGCAATGCCGCGACGGCCTGCGCCAGATCGGTTTCGACCGCCGCATTGACGGCGATAATCTGACCGCCGGTGATAACCGCGATCGGCTGCGCGGCGTCGGACTCGGCGGCCGAATTGACCGCGACACCGACCGCGCCGGCTGCCGCGGCGACCCCCTGGGCGAGATCCGTCTCATTGACCTGGCCGACGGCGACCGACACGGCGCCGGCGACCACCGCCACGGCCTGCGCCAGATCGGTTTCGATCGCCGCATTGACGGCGATAATCTGACCGCCGGCGATGGCCGCGATCGGCTGTGCGGCGTCGGTTTCCGCCGCCTGGCCGACAGCGGCGCTCACCGCTCCCGGCGCGGCTGTCACGGCTTGCGCGAGGTCGGTCTCTAACACCTGACCGACCGATACTGCGAGAGCTCCCGCTACCGGCGCGATCGGTTGCGCGAGATCCGTCTCGCTGACTTGGGCGACTGAAACTGTCGCGCCACTGCTGAGATCGCTGGTGACGATCTTACCTACCGTGCTCTCAGTAAGCCCCGACCCTTCAACGTTAAAGCTATGCGAGCGACCGGTGTTGGTAGTAACCTCATGGCACCAGACGTTGACGAATAAAAACTCATTGTCGAAGCTGATCGCTCCAGGATCCACAGTCCATGTTTGCGTGGCGGTGTTGTTCGTCCACCAATCGACATCGTCGGTTGTTTGAAAGAGAAAAGTGAACGTACCGGCGAAATCTTTCGACGTGCACTTGTAGAAATTTAAGACCGGGTGCCCATTGATCTGCGCCCGGTTGTCCGTATGCCGGACCTGCACCGTCCAATTACCGGCCGCGAATTGCCCTGCGTAGGAAAGCTCACTGAACCATCCAAACTGGTCTGCCGCGTTGGGTGGCGAGGCGGTATTAGGCTCTCCCGTTGCCCCACCCGTTCCAACTGTCGCTCCCGGCCGAACGCTTCGCGAGAAATCAGCCGTCCCGTGGCCTTCGTGGACTGTTGTTGTGTCTTCGGCTCCGGTAGGGAACGCTTCCCGCAGCTCCCACGAGCCACTGGGCGCGCCACCCTGGAGATTTCGAAAGTAAAGTGTCTTAGCTGCCATTTCGACAACTTAGGCACACGAATGCGCGTATCCCGGGCGCGACAGTGACTAGCTCCGGCGAGCCACCGCTGCTGTGCGCAGCCATGAGAATGGGAAACTCATCGCGGCAGAGGCCGCAACGAAACCTCGTGATGCGACGCGTTTCTATGTACTCCGGCCCAGCGTCAGTCCCAATGGGGTGGTGGTGCATTGCGGATCTCCGGGTTAGCGGTCGGAGCGTTGATGTCCGCAACGACGAGCGGGGTCGCCAGCAGCCGCGTCGCGGTCGTACCGAGCTCGGCCAGGGCTGTCGTCACGCTCACCCGATCGGGGAACCAGACGACGAACTGGAAAACAGCGGGGTCGCGCCCAACGCGACGCACCGTCATCGCTTCCAGCACGCCACCCAAGCGGTCGAGGATCGGGTACAGACCCACGGTCGGCTCAACCGCTGTACCGATCAGCAGTTCTTTTTGTCGGGCGAGCCGGGTGTCCTCGACGGCAATCTCGAGTGTGACGCGGCGGCCCATCGTACTCAGGCGGACCGACTTAGGACGCCCGGTAGAATCCGGCCGCGGCGATCTGCGCGGTGATATCCCCGCCGTTCGGCGTCACCACGAAGTCGTGCCACGTCAACGGCACGATGTTTGCGTCGGTCCCGGTCGTGGTGTCGTTGTCGTAATTGGTCCCGAGGTCGGTCCAGTTGTCTCCCGCCCCGACCGCGGTCCACGTCTGATCGGGTATGTCCAAATCGACGCGATCGTTCGTGTCGTCCGGGGCGAAGGCGACGATATCGGCGTCGGTCAACACTTTGCGCACGTATCCCGTGTTGGTGACTTCCGCCGTGTTCACATCCGCCTCTATGGCCGCTACCGTATCGAGGTCTTTGATCACGGCATCGGTTGCCGTCGAGGCCCACACGATCACGATTAGGGCGGCATTGGCGGGGTCGTTGAGATCGACACGGTTATAGAGCTCGGCGACGCGCCCGAGCGCGATGTTCAACACTTGATCCGCCATTACGCACCCCCGAGGACGCAGTCGAAATAATTAATACAGCAATAACCCGACGGATTTTCCGGATCCGGGGATGGCGCCCCGGGGTGCGCCGTGGCCACGTGCACGCGGGCGGCGGCGCCGTTTCCATCATCGGTTAATTTTTGCCCGCAGTGGCAACAATACCGTCCGGGCTCGCGCGTGATGTTGAACGTCATCGCGCCATTTTCGGCATGGATGGTCAACACCCCATCGACCATCGACAACCATCCTTCGTCGATGCCGCAACGCACGAGCTCGGGCGTAAAGTGTTGTACGCCGGTGCGCGGCCGCCGCGTAATGCGCACGCTACGCACCGGCGGCACCAATTGCTCATTAATGCCGATGACCGACCTTTGTCCGAGCAGCTTCCCAGGATTCACCGCGCGGCGCCGTCCGGCCTGATGCACGCGCCACTTGGATTTCGGCGCGCCGTGATCGTATACGCGTTTCAATTCCATAGCTTTTTGCCCCCGTGCTGTTTCACTTGGAACGGCTTAGATAAAAGCGCATATCGGCCTCGAAATTGATCGGCCAGCGCGTGCGGATGACGCGCGCGAGCTGTTTCGCGACGTGTTCGCGCGCCATCTCGCGCGGGATGCTTGGCCCGTGCTTGACCGTGATCGGAAGGCGACTCTCGCCGACGCGCCGGAACACCGTGCGGCCCTGGTTGCCGATGAACGTCCCGCGATACAGCCGCCGCCTGCCCCAGGCGTTCGCGACCACGCCGCCGGCGCGGCGCGCCTGCTCGCGCGTCTGGCGCGTGAAGCGGATGAGATTGACCGCGCGCCCGACCGCGACCACCGCGGCAAGCAGTTTCCCCACCGTCGCACGCACGCGCGAGAGCGCGACGCGGACGTCCTTCTGCTTCAAGCCCGTCTCGCGCGCGATCTCCTTCACCGCCGCGGAGCGCACCTGGTCGGCCGTGCGCGTGAGCGCGCGCGCCGCCGCCTTCTTCACCGCCGCGCGGTCGTTGCCGAGCGCGCGCAATGCGCGGTTGACGTCGTGCTTGACGTTGACCCGCAGCGTCATCAGCACGCCCGCCACACGCCGCGCTCGAGGTAGCCGTGCCACACGGGCCCCCGATGGTCGCTGATCAGAATCGACGGCGACACCGAGATCGTGCCGTCCGCGTGCTCCGTCACTTCATGATTCGCAAAGGATCCGAGATGATTACCGGGCGGCCGGCCGTACCAGTTGCCGTCGCGCGGGTCCTTGCCGTAGTCGCCCTCGGCTAGGCGCAGGTGTCCCTCGGCGTCGGGATGCGCCCGGCGGCCGATGATCGTTCCCATCGTGAGACACCCTCGCTGTGTAGCGTGCAACAAAAAACCCGGCGCGCCTTTCGGCGCCCGGGTTCGGTTGGCCCTTTTTGATCAGCCGGTCTGTAGAGACACCCCTTACGCTGAATTGCACGCCGCCCCCAGCCTGCGGCATAATCGCCGGTCCACAAGTGCATCAAGAGGGAGCGCCATGACCGTATCCAAACCCCTGCGGTTTGTTTTGCAATTAACCGTGTTCGCGTTGATCGTCGCTCGCCGGACGGCGAGCTAAAAAACCCCGCCGGGTCGGTCCGTAACCACGGCGGGGTAACGCCCCTCAACGTCTCAACGCCCCATAAAAAAACCCGGTCACCTCGCGGTGCTCGGGTTTTTCGGTGATTCGTTCGCGCCGGTGACAATTCGACCAGCGTGCGCATTTATGCACGGTTTTCCGTACGAGTCAAGCCCCCTCAAATCAGAGATTTTTTTCCCGCAACAGCGACTCGACGCGCCGGTGTCCCTCGCGCAAGCGTTTTTCGTAAAAACTCAAGGAAACTTTCATGCGATCCGCCTTGGTTTTTTGCGTGACCCGCAATCGGCGCAGCTTCATTTCGACGTACCCGTGCCACAGATATTCAGCGACGACGACGCGGTGACACCACACGGTTTCGTCGTGCGCGCGCCAACCCGTCACCATTTCGTCGATCGCCGCCGACGCGGCGTCGTTCGGTAGATCGCCGCCGACGTGCCGGGTCCCGGGAATCGTGGCTGGGTTGACCTGCAATTCCGTGATCGTGATTTCGCGCGTGCCCTGGCAGCGGTAGCACCAATCCCCGAAAAATATTCCGTGCGCGTCGCATATTGAACACGCGATACGGCGCAGGCGCGGCCGACTGCGCAGCGCCAACCGCAACCGCCCGCGCCCACCGCATTGCGGGCAATGCGGATCGTGCGCCCGGCCCGCGGCGACGTCGTCCAGCCAGCCGGGGCAGACATTCGACTTCAGGCCGTCAATCAATCGCCCGGTGATCGACACCTCGCCACCGCTGTAACGCGCCCCCAAACACCACCCGGCCCAGCGCCAGAGCCGCGCTTTGACGTACGGCAGATCGACAATGCGCGGTGGATTGGTTAAATGCTCGAATGTCATGCGCGAATCACCCTCATTGCCGCCAGCGATTCACGAACCCCGCGCGCGGCGGCGTGGCGCGCGGGGGTTTGACGGGGGGCGGCGGCGCCGCGGGCGGTGTCGCTGGTTTTTCCTCCGGTGCCGGCGCGCGCTCCGCCGGCGCCGGCTCGACGGGCGCCGCCGCGGGCGTGAGCAGATCCGCCTGCATGAGGTGGTGCTCGAGCGCATCCCACTGCGCCGGTGTCGCGATGTGGGTCTTGAGCGCCCGCGCGGCGTGCAGCGCGTAGATCTCGGCGTCGAGCGCTTCGTTGCGCCGCCCGGCGCGCAACTGCCACACGAGCCGCCCGCGCAGCCGCCGCGACGGCGCCTTCACCTCGCTCGCCGCGAGCTGCTCCCAGTAATCGGCGCGCGCGGCGGCGTACACATGAAACCGCCCGGGCCCTTCGCCCGTCAGGTGAATGCGCCCGCGCTTGCCGGCGCCGCCGAGCAGCAGGTCCTTCGCCTTGTTCGTGCCGACGATGAACACGCGCAGCCCGTAGCGGCTCGCCTTCGTCGGCGTCTTGTGATCGATGCTGCGCTTCGGCAGCGAGAACACCTCCTTGTCGGCGTTATCGCTCGCGCCTTTCACCGCCATCAGCTGCACGCCCGGATACTTTTTCTTCATGTCGCGCACCCAGCCGTACACCGCGTCCGAGGTGTTGCCGTCGGAGCAGTCGATCGACACGCCCGATGCGTGCAGCTCGCGCCCCGAGGCATGCCGGTACGCCCCGAACACGCGCTGCTCGAGCTCCTGCCACACGGGATCCGAGCGGTCATTCACCCCGCCGGCGTCGGCGTCCCCGGCGTAGATCTCGCCGAAGTACACGAGCCAGGACTCATCGCCCCGGCCCCACGCGCGCACCACGAGCGCGAAGCGGTTGTGCTGCACGTCGATGCCGACCGTGAGCAGCAGCCCCGCGCGCGGCGCGGTGCCCTCGGCGTACGCGAGCGCCGTCTTGGCGAGCGCCTCAAGGTCGATCTGCTGGCCGCCGTACTCGTACGGGAGCCCGAGCGTCGAGTTGTAGAAGGCGATGAGCTTCTCGTCCTCCCCGTGCTCGTAGTCGTGCTTCGCCTCGAGCCAGCGCCGCACGAGATAGCCGAACGCCGATTTCGGCCACGGCACATAAAGCTCCGAGAGGTGCCCGAACCCGGCGACGCCGGCGAAGGGCGCGGTCGCGCGCCACGTCGCGCGCTTCACGTTCTCGTTTTTGTCGTAGTCGCTCCAGCCCCGGTTGCAGTGCGGACACTGGTAGCGCGCCGTCTCCGGCTGCGCGCGCCCGTAGATCTCGTGCGCGATGTCGGCCTTCTCGTCCCAGTGCACGTTCTCCCAGGCGAGCACGTGCTCGCCGCGGCACGCGTGGCATGGCACGAAGAACTTGCGCTGGTCGGAGCGCTTGTACGCCGCCTCGATTGCCGAGACGCCGGCGATGGTCGGCGTGCCGCCGATCACGAACTTGTAGCGCGGGTGCGTTTTCGCGCGGTCGCGCAGCAGCGTGATCGAGTCGCCCTGGCCCTTGACGTTCGTGCTCGCGTCGTCGGGCTCCTCGACCATGATCACCGGCGCCGAGCTCGACTTGACCGAGCGCGGGGAATTCGAGCCGACGAGTTTCAGGAACCCGCCGGCGAACTTCTTGAAGGTCGCGCGGTTGCCGCTCTTGCGCGTGCGCTGGTCGATGCGGCGTTTCAACGCCGGCGTCGCGTCGACGATCGGCATGAACTTCTCGTCGCTGTATTCGCGTGCGCCCTCGGTCGCCGGGAACATGATCACGATCGGACACGGATCGCGGTCGATGCGCTTGCCGACGTAGGCGGTCACGACGCCGATCGTCCACGCGACCTGGCTCGATTTCATGCACACCAGTTCGGTCGTGGTCGGGTCGTCGATCGCGTCCTGTATCGGATAGAGCCACGGCGTCACGTCCGAGCGGTACTTCCCCGGGCGCGCGGTGCCGATGTCGGGCGGCAGATAGAGCTCGGCGTCGGCCCACTCGCGCGTGCCGATCTGCTCCGGCGGCCGCCAGGCCGACCACGCGCGCACGAAGGCCTCCCGCCCACCCGCGCGCACCCGGGCGCGCCAGATCGGCGGCGGGGGCGTGCGGGAACGGAGGGTTTGCGCCGCGACACTCACCCGGTCGTGTCCTCCTCGGTGATGGCGCCGGCGAGCTGCGGGCCGCGGCCCGCGAGTTTCGCGAGCGCCTGCAGCACCTCGGCCTCAATCAGCGCCGGATCGACGTTGATGCGGTAGCTCGCATCGAGCTTAGTCTTGAGCCGGTCCGCGACCGCGAGCAAGTCCGCCCGGGCCGCAGTAATGCCATCCGTCCAAGCCGGCTCGATGTCGGCCAGCGCCACCATGCGCCCCGCCCGCTCCGCGATCTTGAGCTCGAGGTCCTCGGCCTGCAGCCGCTCGAGCCGCTCGCGCCCGCTCTCCTTCGCCTGGCCCGCGAGCGCCTTCTGGATCCGCCATTCGATGACCTTCGCCGTGTCGTATTGATTGTCGAGCCCGCGCCCCCCGACGAGTTCGACCGGCAGCCCCTGCTCCTGCCACTCCGTGAGTGTGCGCTCCGACACTCCCACGATCGCCGCGAGCTCCCGCTTGTTCACAACGCAGCGCCCATCGTCACCGATGATCACGCCCGCCTCTCAAACCCAACCGGTAAGGAAGTCCCTACGCGCCCGGTCGCTAGAAAGAACCTGCGTGCTGCGCGTGCGTGTGGAGCGTGCTGGAGGAAGGACCCGGCGATCATGTCGCCCCCGTTACGCGCATGGCCTGCGCGCGCATGGCCGCGATCTGCAGGTACTGGCGCACCGCGTCGCGAAAGTATGGCGGCACCAGGCGGTCGACCTGCGCCAGGCGTTCGTGCTCGGGGTAGCGCTTGAAAATGTCCATCGCGTATTGGCGTGGACGCTTCGCTTCCGCGTGCTCGAAAATCTGTTCCGGGCTCTTGCTGAGCGGAATGTCGAGCGGCAGGTCGTACGTGCGGCTCATCGGCTCCCCCCGAGCGCGGCCGCGGCGTGCTTGCCTACATTGCCGGACGTGCGCTTCGGGTGCTCGCGCAGGTACTCCAACGCGGCCGCCCGGACACTGACACCGGAATGTGCCGCACGGTATTCCTCGATCCACCCACGTGCGCGCTGGAGCTCATCGGCGAACTCGCGCCGCAACGGCGTGCCGTGTTTCGGCGGCCCGGGGCCACACACGAATTCATCGCTCGGCGGCTCCTGGCGCAGCGGCTTCGGTGTAACGCCGCAGACGTCGCACGGCGCACCCGGCGCCGGCAACACGGCGTTGCACCCCGCGCACTTCTGGATCGCCGTCATCGAGTCATCTTCGCGGAATCGCCGAGCGGTTCGGTGATGCTCTGCAGCTGCTCAGGCGTGAACGCCATTTTCACCGGACGCCCGTCGTGGCGTCGCACCGGCGTCCCGAGCTCGCCGACGTATTGCGAGAACTTCTGCTGGCCGAATATGGTGGCTGGCCGCAGAAACTCCTGCATGTCGGTGCCCCACCACTTGAGGATCATTCGCACCATCGTATTGAACGTGCGCTCGACGTCGGTCTCCCGAATCCGCGCGACGATGAGGTTGAGGTTTGCGTCCGTCGGTGGGAAGCCGCGGTTCGGTTGCTTGAAGGTCCGGCGGTTGAGCTCGGCGAGGATGACCTTCGCCTGGTCGCGAGCAGTCGAGCCGCGCGAAGCGCTGCTCGACATATTGGGATTAACGGAATATTTAACGGAATTAGATACTGTCGCTGGTTGCCCCCTTTCCATGTCGCTGGTTGCCCCCTTTTCGGTCGCTGGTTGCCCCCTTTGTCCTTCGGTAAAGGGGGCAACCGTTGCCCCCTTTTCGGTCGCTGGTTGCCCCCTTTGTCCTTCGGTAAAGGGGGCAACCGTTGCCCCCTTTCCGGTTAGCTGGTTGATGCGGTAGACGGTGTAATTTTTGCGCCCGGTACCGCGGCGAATTGTCGTAATTTCGCCGATCTCCTCCTCCAGCTGGCGGAGCGCGTAGCGCACGGCGCGCTCCGATTTATGCGTCATGTCCATCAGGAACTGGGTCGAACATTGCGCCTCGCGCGTCTCCTTGCTGGCGTGGTCGGCTAGCACCACCATCACCATCCAGGCGGTGTCGCGCGCCGCCGTACGGTCGAACACCTCGGACAAAACTTGCGTCGCCACAGCCGAATAGGCTCCGCGCTAGATCTCTTCAAACAGCAGCTCGAGCTGTTTGATGCGCGCGTGCGTTTCGTACAACTTGTCCTCGGCCTTCGCCTTGATGTACGTGCCGAGCGCTTTCTTGTTGACCCCCGCTTTGGTCGCGATCGCCTGGATCGCGTCCTTGTACGCCGCCGCGGCGTCGACCTTGCGGCGGTAGAGCGCCACGAGCTCGGCGACGCTCAGGCGGATAAGGTCAACCCGTATCACGCCCTCGCCCTCGGCGAGCTTTTTCTTGCCGTTGCCGCGGCCGGCCTTCGGCGCCGCCGGCGCCGGTGTGTCGGTCTGTTCACTGGTTTGCATCGTTCGCCTCCATTGAGCGCGCACCGGCGCGCGCGGTTCGCCTTGAGATCGAGTGGCGCGTAGCTCGGCTCGACTCGGTGCCGTCTACTTAGGGCCGCCCACCAGCCGCGCCGCGCGCGGCGTCCCGAGCGGCTCGGTCGGCTCATCGAGCGTAATGAACCCGGTGCCTTTCGTCGCGCCCGTCGCTGCCAGAAATTTCACTTCCACCGTGGCCGAGTTGATGAGGGTCTGCGCCACGTCCGCGATCGCCTTCGCGCGGTCGATCGCCATCGGGTTTTCCTTATCCGCCAGCGACTCGAGCGCCATGAACAAGTGGTTCCTCAGATCCGACATTTTGTTTTTCATCGCGTAGTCTCCGGTTGATTTTCCTGACCAGCGTGCCGCGCAGCTGGATCGCCTCGGCGAGCGCGCGCGGGTAGCGCCACCACGTATTGTTGAGCCGCGCCAGGTCCTGGCGGCTGACGAGGCAGAAGTTGTCGAGCACGACGTGCCCCGAAGTCGCCGTCGATGAACTTCACCGCGTAGCCGGGCGGCACGGGGCCGTAGGCCTGCTCCCACAAGAGGCGATGCACAGGTCTCCAATCCCGCGGCGGGTAGCCGGTATCGGTGACCTTGCGCACCCGATAGCCGTCCGCGTTCACGAGCTCGGTGCCGATCGGCTTCCAGGTGTGCGGGCGGTTACTTTTCTTGAACTGCGTCTCGCGCATGCGCCCGCGATGCCAACCCGGACGGCGCAGGCCTTTGTTCGCCGGCACGTGCCCTTTCGGAAACCAGTACGCGGCGCCGACATGGTCGCCACGGCGCAGCCGGCACGCGGCCGGGCTCGCGAGATAGGCTTTTGATTTTCTCAGGCCGAGGTGTCGTGCGGTATTGCTGGTGCTCGGCACTGAGTGCCCGCAGCGCCGAGCCACCTCGGCGGTCGGCTGGTGCGGGTACAGATCTCGCAGCAACGCACGTTGCGCACGCGTCCACGGTTTCCCGTGAAGCGGCCCATGCTTGGCGATGTACGCACGCATCCGGCGCCGACAGAAGCCCTGGCTCTTGCGCAGCCCGAGCAGCTTGGCCTGGTGGTAGACGTCGGGCACCGTGCGCCGCAGCCGCTCGGCGATTTGCTGCGCCGGCGTGTCCGCGTATTCCCGCCGCAGCCGCGCCACCTCCGCGTGTTTCCACGGGCGGCACGTCACCGTCGCGACATCGGCCGCGCTCCGTAGACGGGCCATCACTCGTCCCCGTCCCGCACGAGCGACTTGCGCGCGAGGTAGCGCAGCGCCGCCAGCTCATCGCGCGGCACGGTCACGGCGCCCTGGTCGGGCGTCACGAGCTCGATGCCGAGCTCATCGAGCGCCGCGACGAAGTGATCGAGCGGGATGTTGCGCTGGCCGTTCAGGCGCCGACCGACCTCGGACTCGTCGACCCCCCAGATTTTCGAGAGCCGGTCCTGCCCGAAGCGCAGCAGCGCGGTCGTAAGCCGTTGTTTTAAATCAGCCCTGCCATGTCCTGCCATGTCCTGCCA